AGAGAACTACGAAGGGAATAATATGCAAGGAGCAATCAGAGCAAAGTCTACTGGCGCTTGTTTGCGAAAGATTAATCCTTTGATGAGGAAGTATAAGGTGGCGCTTGTTATCATCAATCAGATTAGAAATAAAGTAGGGGTTATGTACGGTAGCCCAGATACTATGGCAGCAGGGGGTAAATCATTAGAGTATTACCTTGGAGTTAATTTGAAGTGTATCTCCAACAAGACTAGTGATCTGATTAAAGATGATAATAAAAATGTAATAGGGATTCAAGGGAGGGTACGAAATACCAAGAATAAATGTTCAATCCCTTTTAGAGAATGCGAGTTTGAGCTTATGTATAATGAGGGGTTAAATCCATATGTGGGCCTCTTGAAGCAGGTAGAAGATGAAGGGTTAGTGGATCGTAATGGGGCATGGTATACTGTTAAGGAATCAGGGAAGAAGTTTCAATCTAAGGATTTTGTAGAACTTCTGCAAGATGCTGAGAACACGGGGTTTACACCGATTAGAAAATATTTAGGATTTTAGGCTTGCAGTTCGCTAAATACTTTGCTATAATAGCTCACGAACGAAGGAAATGACGATGAAAGACGATAAAATGCTCGAAATGCTAACTGCTCTCATTGATGGAGCCTTTGCTAATCACTATTCAAGTAAGGAAAATAAAATGAATACTCAATCCCAACCAGAGGTTAAGCCTTTCGATGAGCTTATCCCTCTTTATGAGTCCATAGAGGACTACACAGAAAAAACTGGTAAGCGGTTCCGAATGACCAAAGACCAGAAACAGCGTAACTTAAGCCGTGAAGAAGCATTTAGCGAATTCACTCAAATTGAAAAAGAAACTTTAGGAGAACTAAACTGATGATTAAGAACGAAGAACTCTTGCGTACCTACGCCCCTGCTGCTTTTGCTACGGAGCCTGAAGATGGGCGAGTGTCTGACCGATACTCCTTCCTCCCTACGACTGATATTCTGGAGATCCTTCAGGATGAGGGTTGGACGGCTTGGAAAGCCCAGCAGGTAAATGCTAGGACATGGAGTAAGGACCATGCCAAGCACATTATTCGCCTTCGCCATGAAGACCTCGATATGGAGTCTTTTGGTGTTGGAGATTCCTTTCCTGAGATGCTTCTTATGAACGCTCACAATGGTCTTGGTAGCTATGATCTTATGGGAGGTATCTTCCGTATGGTCTGCTCTAACGGCATGGTGATCTCTGAGAGCGACTTTGGCAAGATCCACATCAGACACATCGGCTTTGAGCCTAAGCAGGTTGTAGAGGCTTCTAGGGCTCTCATCATGAACGCTACCAAAGTGTCCGATAAGATCGGTAACTGGCAGTCGATTAACCTGACTGAAAGATCTCAAAAAGACTTCTTTGCTGATGCGGCTAAGATTCGCTTTGAGAATCCTTCTGATGATATTATTAAAGAGATGTCTCAGGTTCGAAGAGAAGCTGATCGAGGAACTGACCTGTGGCGAACTTTTAATGTGGCACAGGAGAACCTTATTAGAGGTGGTTTCCGTAATGGAGACACTAATCGCATGGTGCGACCCATTTCCAACATTCAGAAAGATGTGAAATTTAATTCTGAACTGTGGGACTTGGCGAGTACATATAGTGTAAGCGTTAATTAATAACTTAATATCGCTGGGGAGGGGGAACTCAATCTTAACCCCCCGTCTGTTCTTCCTCCCCTTTCTACATTATGATGCATAATAAATACGATTTTCGGGAGCCTCTAGGTGAAGAACCTGATGGTACTTATATTACCGCAGGTCAGATGCAATTTTGGCTAAACCGTAGAAAGGGCGTAGAGATGTTTAAGGCTGCTGATCCCGCTTTCCTTGACTACTATAATAAATGTAGGGTCTATAATTTAATTTATGATCTGATGGAAGAGGATGAGGATTCGGCTATTATGTATTGGGACCCCAAACATGATTCGGTTTCGGTAGGGTTCCCCTCCAACGGACCTATAGCTTATGCTCTCAGCACGATGGACTTCGCAGGAGCCCCAGATGACTATGAGGATGATGAAGATTCGTGGAGTGCTGGGATTTAATAATGGGAAGAACTTATAAATACGAAAAATCTTGGGGCAAGCCAAAGAAAAAAAATAAACGAAACGCTAAACAGGGAAGCCAAAAAGGTAAACGCTCTGTTCCTAAACAAACTGCGCGTCCTGACGAGGACTTTAGTTACCAAGAAAGTTTTGAAAGGTTTGATAGAAAATAATAGTATAAGAATTAAGGTGGACTGGCATCCAGACAAACAAATGTCTCTAAGCCAGTATGAAAACATGGTCAAAGGCTATGTTCAAAAATATATAAAAAGAGAAAAAGATGCCGAGTACCTATGTTTTAAAGAATTCCCCCATCGACAGGAATCGAATTCAGAAAACCTGTAAAAAGGTAATAGATGAAGCCAATGAGGATAGAAAGTTAGCTCTCGAAACCCATAGGTTTTTTAGAGAAATGCTTGATGAGAACCCCCAAGATGCTGCTGCAAAAAACTTAATGGTTGATTGCTTAAAGTTAGCTCAGACCTCGAAAGGTAGTATCTTAAAGGTAGTAGATCTTCTCATTAAATTGGAAGCGGCTCACCTGAAAGGATCAGATGGTAAGGGTGATATGGATTCACTCTACAACCAGCTTGATAATCTTTCATGAGCGATAGAAAATTTTATAAAGTAGTCTGTGATGAGGTAGGGTTACTTCTTTTAGTTAGACAGCTAACAATGGAGGAGGAGAAAACTGAGTATTATGCTATCAAGAAAAAGATAGGGTCTCTTAAAAAACCTATCTCTATTGAAAGTTATCAAAAGTTTATTCTAAACAAGTTTCTTCACAAGCCTGATGAGTTTTTTGCTAACTTACCTGAGGATGAGGATAAGTTTACTATCATCAAAGCGGTTTACCAATCAATTATAGAAGCCTATCCTCCATTTGATTTATTATTTGTTTGTGCTGACTTGAATAACGGCAGTCTTATTGAAGATATTCAAGAGCATTTAGGGGATTTATTTACTAAAGCAGGTATTACTGAGGGCGCGAAGAAGGTTCCATCCCCTAAAGCCATCAATACTCTGGATGATTTAAAGTCTTTGGAACGCTATTTATCCAAAAATCTGATCGGCCAAGAAGAAGCGGTTGATGGGGTAGTAGATAATGTAAAACTTATTGCTAGTGGTTTGTATAAAAATTCGTCTTTTTTCTTTATAGGACCTACGGGGGTAGGCAAGACAGAACTGGCTCGACTGCTGGGTAATAAGTATAGTGGTAATTTTTGGAAGGTGAATTGCGCCGAATATGCCTCCGCTCATGAGTATGCTAAGTTAATTGGTTCTCCTCCAGGGTATGTGGGGCATACCGATAGCAGCGTTATGGCTGAGAAGGCAGAGAAGAGTAATCGCTGGGTAATCCTCTTTGATGAAATTGAAAAGGCTCATCATAAGTTTTATGATTTCCTCTTGTCTTTACTCGATGATGGAAGTTGTACTGATAACATGGGCCGAGTGTTAGATTTCTCGGAGTCTATATTTATCTTCACCTCGAATCAAGGTATATCCGATTTTGGTGGAAGAAAGGTAGGGTTTGATAAAGCTGTCGTAAGCCTCTCAGGATGTAAAGAGGAAATTAAAGAGTCTGTTAAGAAAAAGTTTCCTGCTGAATTTATGAATAGGATTGATAACTATGTATTCTTTAATACTTTAGGGAAAGATCATGTGCGTAAAATTGCTACATTAGCCTTAAGAGGTATACCTATTAAAAAGTACAAAGCTCTGCTAGATTTCATTGTAGAGAATGGATACTCAGAGGAGTATGGTGCTAGAAATATTAAGAGATTTATTAAGAATGAAGTAGCCACTAAGGTAGCTCAGAAATTGTTAGAGCGAAGGTTGCCCAAGAAACGAGGAGATATGTACACTCCTAAAATTATCAAAGGAGAGTTACACATTATAGATTTGAAAGAGGAAAAAACTTTAGACCAATCTGCCGAGTAGGCAAGTTACGCCTTTCTGCGGAATGGGACTTCGCAACCGCTCCCCCTAAGTAAAATTAGGGGGAGTTTTTAATGAAAAAGAATAAGTATTAAACTATAATAAGCCGAAAGGGACAGTAGCTCAGTCGGTTAGAGCCCAGTCCTTATAAGGCTGAGGTCGTTGGTTCAAGTCCAACCTGTCCTACCAGCCTAATATCGGAGAGTGGCGCAGTCTGGTAGCGCACCTGCTTTGGGAGCAGGGGGTCGTAGGTTCGAATCCTATCTCTCCGACCAGTAAACAACACCACAAAGGAAATTAAAATTATGAATGAACTTACTGAAAAATATCTTGCTAGAATGTTAGAGGGCGCGGAAGCTGGGATGGCTCAAGTTGAAGGGACTATGGAGCAGATTAAAGCCCAGCTTACCAATATGGAAGAGCAAAGGGATGAGATGGTTACTGCTATTGCAGACCTGAAAGATCTCTTAGGGTTGGAAGAAGAGGACAGCTTTAGCATGGGCGAGAAGGCAGACTTGAAACTGGTTACTGATGAGGAAGAAGAGGAGATTTCAGATGATGAGTAATGATCCTACTTGTATCCCTTTGGAAAAGAACATCAGGGAGTTGTTAAAGAATACTATTTTTGCTCACCCTGATGACCTCAAGAAGCCTAGTAAAAAGAAAAAGACTGTTCCCTCTAAATAGTGCGTAGTTATATTTTTCGAAATAGAAAAAGACTACGCATCATCTATGGGATGGTAGCCCAATCGGCAGAGGCAATAGACTTAAAATCTATCAAGTGTGGGTTCGAGTCCCACCCATCCTACCAATATAATTTAAATTAAAATGAAACCTGCTTTACGATTTTATACCAAACCTGATTGGGGACATGGGGCTAATCACCTAAATAACCCTTATTATACCTTTGCTAACTTTCTTTCTGATTCTCAGGTTGAGAGTATAGTGGAGTGGGCACAGACCCAACCTCTTTCAAAAGGAGAGGTAATGGACGATAAGGGTAGCCGCGATGTTGATCCAATGCGAAAGAGTAAAATATGTTGGCTTCCTCTGCGCCCCTTTGAGTGGCTTTATGATCGGATTTTTGAGTCTACTACAGCTACCAATTTTTGGCAATATGATATTCAGGGGTTTTCTGAGTTGATTCAATTTTCAGAATATGATGGGAGGGATACTCCTTCCTATTATCAAACACACACGGACGTTGGCCCTGTGCATAATTTTAGAAAAATCACTATGGTTATTAATCTGAGTGATCCTAGTGATTATGAAGGGGGAGATGTAGAGCTTCAAGGGGTTGGGGTAATCCCCCGTGATGTTTTACATAAGGGAGGTGCTATTATATTTCCCTCATTTTTACATCATCAAGTTTTGCCTGTTACTTCGGGGATTAGGAGAAGCCTAGCCAGTTGGATTTCTGGTCCTAAGCTAAAATAAGCACCCATAGCATAACGGATAATGCAACAGACTTCTAATCTGTAGATTTCAGGTTCGAATCCTGATGGGTGTACCACTATTATAAATCATGGCATCACGCGAATCGCTAGACAAAACTTACATGAGGATGGCAGAAGAGTTATCCTCCCTCTCTCACGCTGAAAGAAAAAAAGTAGGAGCTTTGATTGTTAAAGACACACAAATTATTGCTGAAGGATACAATGGAACTCCCGTGGGCTTCCCCAACTCCTGTGAATACACGGATTATCTCGATGAGATATACACTAAGCCCGAGGTTCTTCATGCGGAATCTAATGCGATCACTAAGCTCGCTAGATCGACTAACAGTTCTAGCGGCTCTACTCTATATGTTACCTTGGCTCCTTGTTACGACTGCTCAAAGTTAATTATTCAAGCAGGGATTACACGAATAGTATATAAAGACTCGTACAGAAAAAATGGACTATCCCTGCTTACTAAAGCGGGAGTAATAGTTAACTGTATCTCCGAATATGAGGATAAAGATGAAGGACCTAGCGTATAGTTTTGATGATGTTTTAATAGTACCCCAATACAGCGATGTTGTATCTCGATCCGAATGTGATACTACCGTTGATCTAGGGCACGGCTTAATTCTGGCGACCCCTATTATTGCTGCAAATATGGATACTATTTGTGGGGTGAAGATGGCTACCGAGATGCAGAAATTAGGAGGGGACGGTATAATTCATAGGTATATGAAAGTTACCGAGACTCACAACATCATTCAAGATTGGAAGTATGGTAATCTAGGTAAGCTCCTGTTATCTGTGGGCTCTGTAAGGAGTGATAAGAGAAGGATTGACCTAATTCTCCAAAAGGAACAAGAGACTCACAACATTGGAATTTGTATTGATATAGCTCATGGTGATAGTATTCATATGCTGGATACTTTGAAGTATATTAGGCACACAAATAAGTTTGATAACCTAATTATAGCAGGAAATGTTTGTACTTACGAAGGTGCTTGCCGTTTATTTGATTTTGGTGCTGATGTGGTAAAGGTGGGAGTGGGACCAGGATCGGCTTGCACCACTCGTATTAAGACTGGTTGTGGATACCCCCAACTCTCAGCTATTAGTGAGTGTGCTAAGGCGGGTAAGGTTATTGCTGATGGAGGCATTCGTCATTATGGAGATGCTGCTAAGGCTCTTGCTATGGGAGCCGATGTAGTAATGGTAGGGGGACTATTTGCTGGTACGGATTGTACCCCAATGTGGAAGGCTGCTGATACACAACCTGTGGAGTTTAGAGGGATGGCTTCTAAGAGGGCTAGGGAGTCCTGTGGGAGCATCGGAAAGAATGCAGAGGGTATTTCCACTACTGTCCCTTGGCAACCTAAGGGAAGCACACAGGCTGTCGTAGAGGAGCTTAGTGAGGGAATCCGTTCCGCTATGGCATACTCAGGCTGTAGGACATTGGAAGAATTTCAACAGAAGTCTCAAATAATTCGCGTATCCCCCTCTATAATGAGTGAGAACAGGCCCCATATTATAACATGAAAACATTACAAGAGCAGAGAGAAGAGTTAGAGAAGAAGCTGAAGCGTAAGGAAGATGCACACTATGGAAAACCTTATTGGCACAGCGAAGGAGCTTACCAAGATTCCGTTTTAGAGATCCGACAAGTGTATAACCAATTGTTTAAAGTTGCTCAGGAATTGGGCGACCCTATTCCTGTGTGGATCTAATGCCTATTGAATCTTTTATTCACCATACCGCAAGGTGTATGCTTGGGGTTAAAGAGCTTCATCTTGATTTGCGTAATTACTTAGATGAAATAGAGATGTATGCTAACCTTGTTGATGGGAGCATTTCTTCTAGGCAAATTGTAGCTATGGCTTTAGTTAATTACATGGACCGCAAAGCGTTCCTTAACAAGATAGAAGAGTTGGAAGAGAAATTAGGGTATGAAGAATAAGTTTTCAGAGATAGGAGAGGAAGTTGGAAAACTCGTACACGATAAGCAGTTGGCTTATGGTGATTCTTTCGGTCGTAGTGGGGAATGTCTTAGGCAGATGTTTCCAGAAGGCATCAAGCCCAGCCAGTACGACGATTTACTCACTATTGCTAGGATTCTCGACAAACTGTTTAGGTTGGCAAATGATCCTAGTGCTTTTGATGAGAATCCCTATAAGGATATTGTTGGGTATGGGCTATTAGGCATGGATCGTCATAACCCTATGTTAGAAAACGACTTAGGTAATCCACCAAATCCATATATTTCCTAAGTAGTTCTTGCAATCGGCTCAATATATGTTATAATAGGGGCATGAAACGACAAATTAGAAACGGAAAGCTGAATCATGGTGATCGCGTGGAGGTCTATCGCAACCTCCACAACAACACCTTTTCCATTCGCAGAGACGGTAAGGTAGTGAAGCATTTAGCGAACTGGATGACTCTGTACCTGCAAGATGTAAAGTTCGCTGTACAACCTGCT